CTGAGTCATCACAGCCAACTTGCCTTTTACAAGAGTTGTCTGCCCTGTAAAAGAATCAGCTAAAAGTAGCGTTTTATCTCCTATGTTTAAGGAGTTAAAATCCTTTCCTTGCTCCTCAAGTTTTATCCGAACAGATTCAGACAATGCCTCAATAGGAATGCTTAGCTTGCCACCATTTGCAATTGTTGCCTTGTCGATCACAGACTGAGCATTGGTTGAATAAGTTGCCGTTTCTTTTGCCAAATTTGAGGGGCCAGACGTGTCATTAACTGAAACTCTTTCTTTAAACTTTGCCAATGCCCGCGCGGTTGCCTCTTTGTAAATTTTCAACTTGTCGACAGGCTTTCCAGCCGCCACTGTTTCGTTAAAGATTTCGACATAAGCATCGCGTTGGTCAGTCTCAGCTTCAATCAAGAAGCCTCTTGCCGCTATTGTTAGCTCCTTATCTTTCCCAACCCCTCTGGTTGGAAGGTAGATATTTTCCAGAAGTTGAGCCTGGAACTGCTGTTCAATTAATCTATTATCTGAATCACCTTTCATTGATGCGTAAGCATCAAAGGCAGGCTTGTTAGGGCTGCTCCCTGCTTGGCCTGTCTCCTTTTCTCTTCGAGCACGATTAAGTAATCCATTCATGTATGTCCGAGACACTCGCCCAGGATCACTCGCAAAAAGACTTAAAGCAGCATCAACAGCGGTTGTCTCTCCTTTAAGAATGCTTTCTTCAATGTCATTTTCATTTGTTCTCATTTGCGGTGTCACCCGGTTCTCTTCCCTTGTCTTGAGCTGTGCCAATGCTGTCCAATTGGTCGGATCATTCAACAGATCAAAAGAACTTGCCAAAAGCTGTTCTGCTTCCTCGTGTTTTCCTTCCATCGTTAACCTGATTAGTTTTTGGCCTATCTCTTTCTGCGTATAAGCATCTGCACCCGCCTGAGATTGCAGCTCTCGCTCATCAAGTAATTGCGACAGCGTCGTTCCTTGATCGTTAAGAGGAACATTCCAAAGATCTGTTGTCCCATCAACAGCAAGCAACGGGTTATCTCTTTGCCGTTTTAGTTCTGCGTAGAGCTGCTGTTGCTCCCTTGGATTCATTGTTGTTGCAGCTTCTGTTATTGACCCCGCCAAGTTCTTTGCCTGGCCAAAGACACCTTCTGTCTTGCCAGATGCTTCCGTGATTTTTTCAAGCAATCCCCTCGTCCCAACCTGCTCAACGGTGTCTCCGTCTTCAGCAGCCGCTGCAGCCCGACCAATCTGCGTGAAATTTGTAGCCAGAATTTTGCCGCCTGCTTCAGCCAACTTCGATTGACGAAGCGTGGACTCTGCAGCAATTCGAGCCTGATAAAGCTGACCATTTAACTGCCCTTCCTGAGTCATCAACTTCTCAGCGTTGATGGCTGTTTGATATGCAGGGAGACGACTTAGCCCTGAGATCTCACGCGCCTCCTCTCTCAGGGCTGCCTTCGCTTCTGCCCTAATCTGCTCCGCTTCTGGACTGCTGCCTGGAGTAAAAATTCTTTCGTTAGCTGGGTTATTGGCAGCAGCTCTTAAGGCTGTTGAATAAGTGCTGACTGCTGCTGCTGCTTGTGCTTCAACGACAAGATCCTTAGCTCTGGGGCTAAGGCTGTTCATTGCGTCAATAGCCTCCTCGTTACCACCACTTGTTATGTCTTCAGGCGGGAACGCATCCAAGACAGCGCCTGCCTCTCTCTTCGCCCTTCTTTCGTGTTCTTTCGTTAGCTCAGGGCTAACAGTGTTGTTGAAGAAATCTAAGAAGCCGTCAATCTGCTGCTTCTTTTTCATCCCGTTCTGATAGATCCGATCGGGATTGGTGTTGTCCCGTTGAATCGCGCTCCTGCTGACTGTTGAGCCGTTGTTATTCAGCTCAATAAGAGGAGCATTGCCTAGCTGTTGACCAGGGCGAACGCTGACGCGACTGTTTCCGGGACGGCTGTATGTCATTGCTTACTTCTTGCCGCCTTTGCCGCCCTTGCTTCCCTTGCATCCTTTACGGGGCATAATGTCGGTAATTGCTGCGCTAAGAATACCCAATGACACGCGCTTCGGAAGACTTTCTTGGATCAATTCACGCACTTGTTGGTGAAGAAATTCGCGACATGTTGCAGGATGTAGACCCTCGGCAGCGTCGAGAAGGTGTGCAATTAGCGCTGAAGTTTTTGAAGGACAACAACATCACTGCTCAGATTGAAGCAAGTGAGCCTTTAGCCAACATTGCTAGCTCTTTGCCCAGTGCTGCGGAGCTAGAAAAACTCATGACCATGACACCGGACTGATCCAATGCTTTTATTTGTTGATCAAATTGACCTTAAAGCCAGCTCCCCTTTGAGCCGGACTCAGCCTGATGGCACTGGTCCAACGTCATCCCCATCGCCTGACGCTGCACGTTCATCAGAGCCCAGCCGTCGGAGTTCTCAATCGAGGCCAACAGAAGCTCCTTAGATCTGTCACGGGCGCGTTGCTTTTGATCTAATGCTGCTTGCTCTTGGAACCATGCGACTGCCATTGCGACAACGTCGCATTTGTCATCGTGGAGTAGTGATCCACGGTCATGCGTCAGTCGCGTGAGCTGATGGATGAGGCTATAGCTCGCATCCCGATCATCCTTTGCGTTCTTGACTAGCTCAACGTCTTTCTCAATGACAGACCGAGCCATAGCAAAACGATGCGTCTGCATCACAGGAGCCAACGTATCGATGATCCGCAGCTCCTTTCGTTGGTTGGAACGGATCGCTTCCACCCTGCACTCCGCACCGATGTTCCGTAGATACGGCATCAACACCTGCTGGTAGATCGCAAGACCACCAAAGTTGGACTCAACTGCAATCTCGTTGACGTTGTGCTCCTTAGCGATGAGTGCCAACTTTTTCCAGAAGTCATCTGACACGCCACCGAGATGACCGCCGCATTCCGTCAAGTAATAGTTGCCTCCCCACGCCTTGACGACAGCCCAGGCAAATTCATCGGCACCGCCGCCTGATGGGTCCAGTGCCATGACAGTTGGCACCTCATCAACAGAGATAGTTCCTTGCTGTTCCCGCGGGCGATAAAACGTTGGATCGTGTGCCATCCCTGCGCAAGGGAGATCATCGATGGCAAAGCTTTTGTGCTTCTCGTAGACCATCACCTCTGGCAGGTAGCGATCTATATCGATGACCATGATGTTGGCGCACCGCAGCGGATACCTTTCAATGTCGGAGAGGGTGGCATCCAGCATCATCTGGAGCTTGTTTTGCATGTTCGACATGCTCAGCTCACGTTGCAGCAGCTCGTCTTCCGAGAACCGAGTGTCTGTTGGCTTGCCGACCTGACCGCCTTGCTCGTAACGCTTCAGGATCATCGGAGCCAAGCAGCCTTTATATGGCGTCAGATCCCCTGGCACCCGGCTGGGCCATAGCCGTAGGTCATAGGACAGCTCACGATGCAAGGCGAAGTAAATCGAGTCGGTTGCTGAGTGAGGCGTGCCTAGATAAACGATCTCACTCTCTTCTCCTGGCTTGAGAATCACTTCCATCTCGTTCAGTACGTTCCGCAGCTTCTCCCGTTGGGTTTGAGTCAACGCCGTAGCTGTTGTCTCACAGTCATCAACCAAGATCAACGAGGCCCTAGAACCGGTCACTTGGCCCGAGACCCCTGCTGCCCTGACTGACGGGCTTTGCTCGATGTACTTGCAGGTGCCAACGTCAAACGCAATCCGGCTGTATCTGCCGTCGTGGCTGTCCGGCAATAAATGACTTAGCCAACGAACGTCTCCAATGGTTTTAAGTAGCCATGCGCTCATCGCTTCAGATCTTGAGAGGCTGGCGGAGATAATTAGTACCTTTTCTTCTGGGTTTGCAACAAGACGCCAAAGGATATACATCGCAGAAAGCGTGCTTTTTCCACAACCCCTAAATGCAGCAATGACTCTTCGCTTAGGCCCGTTTTCCAAATAATCGAGAATTTGCATCTGAACTGGAGTCGGAAACTCCGCCATCTGCAATTCCCTCATCAGCAGGGTGCAAAACTGCGGCAACGACAGAGCTGTTATTTCCATTCAAATAGCCAATTGCCTTTTGCAACAGTAACGGATTATCTTTAAAGCCACCCAGAGCAGTGTTGCAATGGTGGCACAAAAGACCACGAACTTCTCCAGAAACGTGGCAGTGATCGATTGCCCACTCTTTGTATCTACCGCCAGGTTCTGTTGTTGGACAAATAGCGCAACGGCCACCTTGCCTTACCAGCAATTCATCAACTTGCTCAGGTGTTAACCCATACTTTCCTGCGCGACGCTTTGGGGCGTTCTTCTTTCCATCCTCACGCATTTTGAGCAGCCGCCGCTCACGCTGTTCTGGCGTTTCGTTTGCTCGACGTTCTTTCTGAAGAACGCTCAACCGTTCCTTCGCTTCAGGACTGGAATTCAACTCACGCCTTCGAGCGTTGATTTCTGCATTCTTTTTTGGATCAGCAAGCGCTGCTTTGCTCCATGCTTTTGAACGCTCCAAATTATTTGCTTCACGACAGTTGTTGCACAAAACAACTCTTGTTTGGCTTCTCAAAAACGTAGTTCCGCAGTCTCTACAAACTTGCGGCTCTGGAGGATCTAAAAGACGAACTCTTCCTCTTCCAATCTGCGATAATTCAGTCATCGATCCAAATCCTCTTGGGTTGATCACGCGGCAGGGGCGGCAACCCGCTGTCGCATACCCTTTCATACGTCAGACTGTTGACAGTTGTCAACAGTCCTGAAATGTCGATGATTACGCCAGACAAGTGGCGGGACTTTTGGAAGTATTACGTCGGCGGCGTAAAGCAGCTCGAAGCCATCGACGCCTTGTACGAGGCAATGCCTAAGTCCTTGCTAGAAGACGACACGACATGGATCGATCTGTTTCGCACTCCCGATCCAGTCAAAGAGAGCAGCGGCGTCATGCCTATCGACGCCATCGAGCTGATCTGCGAATTCGAGGGGTTTCGCCCCAACGTTTACAACGATGGAATTGGCGTTGCAACCATTGGCTATGGCTCAACGTTCTATCTAGATGGACGAAGAGTTCAGTGGACTGATCCAGCCATTAGCGAGCCCGTGGCCCGCCGAATGATGGAGGAGATTGCAGAAGAACAGTTCTGGCACCCACTGACAACAACCATTCCGTTCTGGGATGAAATGTCAGAAGGCCAGCAGGGATGCCTACTTTCCTTCGCTTATAACTGCGGCTTGTTCTACGGAGCCCCAGGGTTCACAACCATCAGCGCTTGCCTAACTGATAAGGCATGGGATGAAGTGCCTGGAGCATTGATGTTGTACGTCAACCCCGGCAGTCCTGTTGAGGTTGGGCTGAAGCGTCGTCGTCGTGCTGAGGGGGAACTGTGGAAGAAATGACATGCGAGACAACACCACTCTCGGATGGTCACATGCTTCGCGTGACTTGCCGCAATGAACATGGCGAGGCAACAACGCTATGCAGCTCTCACCACCTTGTCGCTGATAAGGAAGCGCAGCTTGAACGGGTGCTTAGCGCTTCTTCTTACCCTTGCTCTTCTTGGCCCGTTTCGGACACTTAGGCCTGGCCGCGGCCCTGGCAATGGCTTCATCCCGGCCAGGAGATTCCGGGATGTTGGCCGCGGCTAACAACGCTGTCCAATTCAACTGTTAATCGCTGGCAGTGTTACGCGAACCTGATCGCCTTCCCATTGGAGGTAGGCCCCGATAAAAACTTCAGGCTCCTGTGCGGTGTACCAGCGGTAATCACAGCTTCTGCAGTAACGGCGGCGAACCGTTTCAAACGGTCCCTCCACTGTTTTCTTTGTCGTAATCACTTGCACGTTGAACGAACCGCATTTGGGGCACTTCATAACTGTTGAAAGCTGTCAACAGTGTACCACCATGGGTGGTGTTATGCGGGGTATGTGAGCGTGCAGTTCTGGCTCCATTTCTGATCCTTTGCCCCATCAGGTGCCGTGTCTGTTGCACGACAACGGAAAACCGTTGGCCCTGGTGTTCCACCAAACCATTGGATGTTGAGTTTGGTTTG